TTTAATACCTGTCCATATACTTTACCTGTACGTTTTCGTCTTCCCGTACGCTTATCAGTTAAGAAAACAAAGGTAGTAGGATCTACTAGCTGAATATGATTTAAGATAGCTTTGTTATCTGGAGTATCTTGTGAGGTATCATAAATACGTTCTATTGGTACTTGATCGTAAATCAAACTATCCCTAGTTAACTTACGCAAGAATGTAGGGAAATCATCTCGGTTTGGGTCATAATTTTTACCCATAAAGCGTAAAAACCGCATACAACGATTGATTTCTCGCTGTTCAAAGTCAGTCGGATCCGTACCATCAGCTTTACGTACTCTATAACCAATACCATCTTGTGCAGTACCAGCTGGGTGCGCAAAATTAGTAACCTGATTTACACGAGTGTTAATAATCGCTCTTATAATAGGATTATTAGAATAAGCACGTAAAACTGCAACTACATCACGTGGTACTGTACGTGATATTTTTCTAGCATAACCTTGTTGGTCAGCCTGAATATCAAATACACCTAAAACCTGAAAGTCGTCTTTGCTAGGACTGGTTACCGCTTTGGTTTTGCCGTCATAACTTTTTTGTACTATGTTATAAAAGTAATCGTCATTCTCGGTTGGTATAGCATAATTCTGTACTTCTTCACGCTTAATTCCTCTTACTTTTTGTAAAATTGTTCGTCTATCTTCCAATAACTACACCTCCTCTGCATAAAAAGTAAAGTCATGACTACCAAAAACCGTATCTTCACTTAAATGATAACTTCTTTTGTTCGTCATAACTTTTGTTGAATAACTAAATACCTTATGTGACCCTAGTAAAGCGTTGACTGAATAAAAATGGAATTCATCATTCTCATCAACGGTTAATACTTTGTCTTTGTTATCCAATTTACACAAAACTCTGCACGATTTGTTTTCCTCAGGTGTGCAATACATACTTAGTGTTTTTCCATTGCAATGGTTGTAGTAAGTGATTATATAAACCCAATTATTCTCGTACTTTGTTCCACGGTATTTAGCTTTTGCCATCTGCCATATTCGATCTTTTACATAGGACAAACTAATAAACACCTGCTTATCGTATTAATACATAATTATTATATCATGGTATAGGATTAAATTTTTTGGCTAATTCCACGTATATTAATAATCTAGCGCAAACAAAAAGAGCAGACTTTCGCCTGCTCGTAAAACTAAAAAAAGACAGCCCTAAATGAGCCGTCTATTAATTGTCTTCTAATCCTAGATTAAACAAGGTTTCAATTGTAGTATCGAAATATTTAGCTAGTTTGTAAGCTACACCAATTGAAACATTTGTTTTAACATTTGGATTTTCAATATTCTTGATATAAGGTAAAGAAATATCTGTTAGTTTAGCTAAATCAGTCTGAGATAGGTTTGCCCTATTTCTAAATTCAGCAACTCTGTTGTTCATCATATTTAGCACCTCCTAGGTACCTTGATTAATTATAGTATACCATAATATACGTCACAGTCAATAGAAAAGCGACCGAAAATATAATAATTATAATCAGTCGCTCCAGATAATACTCCGCAAAGCACTACCGCAATTACACTATTATTGTATACTATTATAATTTAATTGTCAAATAATCTTTGCTTAAACTCTTCTTTCAATGTTTCTTTGTGGATAAGTTCGGTGCCGTTATCATTCTTCGCATATGCTTCTTTCCACGCTTTCGTATTATGCGTAAATTTAACAAGTGTAAATGTATTTGTCCCTGCACCTATTAACTCATTCAAGGGATTTTCAATAGCCATTTTATACATGTAATTATAAAAATCCCTATCTCTTATGGAACTGGATAAGTATAGTTCCTCATCACTTATAGTATCAGGTTTTTCATAATAGGACGTTCCGTTATCCTTATATACATATTTACTGTCGATAAGAAAATCAGTTGCTCCATAATAACCAGCTTTAAATCGATAACTAAATAATTCTTCTGGAGGAATTTGACTCTCCCAACTTTGCTTTATTACAACGTCACGGTCAAAATTATTTAAATCAAATCTTGCTGAATAATAGCCATATAAGAAATACATAATTTGTTGCAACTTAATAGGATCAGGATACGCTAACTCTCCATCATAATCTGTTTCTTCTAATTTGTTAATAATATGTTGAGCAAGTTTTACTTTATCTCTAAATAAATACTTAGCTTGCAAAAACAAACACATTCATAATCTCCTAAACAAGCATAAAAGGAGTAACTAAATTTAACTAGCACTCCTTTTACAGCAGACGTAAATAAAATATGATTATTCTAGTAAATAATACTTTTATCGATTAGTTATTGTTACTAATCACTTATTAATATATCATAGCAAGTCTTATTGTCAATAATTATTTTATTCTTTTCTATTGTTAACTAGGTACAAACAATCAGTGCACTTTTCCCTCCAATAATTAGAATAACTGAATATAACATACTTTTTATGATAATTAGTACGCTTTTTTAATATATTTTTGGACAGAGTTTCCCCGTTTACTCTATGCAATAATATTAACATTTATCTGTCTTTAGGTTAGAAATCTACTTTTTAATTTACGCTTTTTACACCGTTTTAATGTTCGTGTTTTACCACGTTTTTTAAAAACTGTTTTCTAAATTGTTAAAAAGTGTCAAAAACCGCAAAAAACTATTGAAAAACAATGTAAAATAAGCTAAAAAGCTTGCTATTTTATCAAAAAGTAACTAAAATGTAAATATAATAGATTAAGAACCTAACCCAAATCATTCCCAAAGGTTCAGCATAGAGTAATTCCCAGTAATAGCTAAAAAAGTATAGAGTATCTCTAAGATACTTACTGGGTGTTTAAAGTTAGTCTAGTAGTTACATCTACGTTTATGACTAAACGTTAAATCAAATTACTCTATACCGTTCTATTTTACATTTGGGTATTCCCAATAGGACGTTATAGACTGTTACGCAAGGTAAGGTGTTTCAACCAAACCACTATTCTTAACCTACATGTTAATTATCCCGATAGGCGTATTCTTTCGAATACTTGAATAGTTTCCCTTTAGATAACCGCCACCACATAGCGCTACTTCGTATTGCTTACACTTCTAGCCGTAAGCTCATAAGTAACCTTATCATTGGTATGTAAACCAAAGTCTTTCCTATGTAGCGTTTTCCTCCTGCTTTCCATGACCATGAGCACTAACGCTATATTAGATAATAGCAAGGCTTTTAGGACTTTTCCATAATGGGTTGGCGCTGTCGAGCATTGGTACGCCTTACACCGCTAGTAATAAAAACAGCATATTACTAGAAGCTATCCAGTCTATTGTTCTTGCGGTGACTCCTCCGCAATAGTTTTAAAATACAGAAACTGTATTCAAGTTACTATGTTTTATTTTGTTGTAGTTACTCACACAAGCTCGCACTTAGCTTTGAAAGCTCTCCCTCACGGGTAGGTGTTTTCACCGTCACAGATGGTTATATTGTTGTGAATATAATTACTATCTGCCAGCTTAATACCTTATTTCTAAGAAATTAAGGAGAATTAAACGTTTATTCCGTCTAATTCAGGTTTACGCATACAACTATAACACACTATTGTTGAAAGTCAACTTGCCACTTGCGATATATTAAACGCAAGTGGTTTTTTGTTGTGAAAAAGGATATGATATAATTAAAATCGTTATCTTTCATGAGAAAGGAATATTTAATTATATGATTGTGTTAAGTGGTGTCATTGGTGCAGGCAAGTCTAGTTTGACTAGTATTTTAGCCGAGCACTTCGGTTCTCAGGCGTTTTATGAGGGTGTGGAAAACAACCCAATACTACCGTTATATTATAAAGACATGAAACGGTACACTTTTTTATTAAACGTTTTTTTATTAAATCGAAGATTGGAGCAGATTAATGAAGCTATTAAAATACCTAATAGTGTAATTGACCGTTCAATTTACGAGGACAAGTTATTTTTTAACATGAATGCTGACGCTGGTACAGCTGATATTACAGAATATAATACGTATGCCAGTTTGGTAGATAATATGTTAGAGGATTTACCTAATACTCCATCTAAGAAACCAGAATTACTTATCTACATTGACGTTCCATACAAAGTTATGCTTAAACGTATTAAAAAACGTGGTAGAGATTATGAACAGTTATCCACAGATCCAACTTTAGCTGACTATTACAAGCGATTGCTAAATTATTACAAGGGTTGGTATGATGACTATTCTGAGTCGCCTAAAATTAAAATTGATGGTGGGAAATATGATTTCATTGCCAGCGAAAAAGATAAGCAGTCAGTATTAGATCAGATTGATAATAAGCTAAAGGATATTAGAGAATAGGGTATGGCAGTGATAATTTTAAGTGGTGTAATTGGAGCAGGTAAATCAGCGTTAACAGGTATTTTGGCAGATGAGCTGGGTACAGAACCGTTTTATGAAAATGTTGCGGAAAATCCTGTTTTACCTCTGTTTTACAAAGATCCTAAGAAATATGCATTTCTATTACAGGTGTTTTTCCTAAATACCAGATATAGTAGCATTAAGAAAGCATTGGTTAATGATAATAATGTCTTGGATAGGTCAATCTATGAAGACTCGCTGTTTTTCCAGATGAATGCAGATATGGGTCGTGCTACTAAAGAAGAAGTAGATACTTACTATGAGTTATTAGACAGCATGTTAAAGTCCTTGGACGCCATACCAAAGAAAACTCCAGACTTATTAATTCATATTAAGGTTTCATATCCTACCATGCTTAAACGCATTAAAAAGCGTGGACGTACATATGAACAACCATCAGAAGATCCTAGTTTGAAAGAATATTATGAGAAGTTACTGGATTATTATGAAAAATGGTATGCGTCCTATGATAAATCTCCTAAGATGTTAATCAACGGAGATAAGTATGATTTTGTGGGTAGTGAGCAAGACAGAGCTGAAGTTTTAGCTCAGATAAAAGATAGACTAAAAGACTTGAATAAAATCTAAAATTGGCTAAAAAATCTGAATAAACTGTATGCTATACTCTTTTATATATTAGAAATAAGTAAAAGAGAATTGAAAGTTTTATGGTCAAAGATAACAAAAATACATACAGTTACGTTGATGAGAACGAAAAATTTCATTACATAGATAAATCAGGTTTAGATAAAGCTTGTAAATATAAAACAGAATTACAGAAAGCTAGAGGAAAAGCTAACTGGAATATTATCTGTAAATGGCTACGTGCAGAGGGTTATGACGCTAAGAAGTGTGAAGCTTTCAGACTACTTGTTAAAAATTACCAGCAAAAGCAAGGTAATTTACCCTCCAAAAAAGTATATAAATCGTTAACCGCTCGATTAAACGAGTATGACGAACAGTTGGGTAACTTAGCCCTTGATATACGTGATGAGCAAAATACTAAGCGCGAACTTAATAAGATTAGACGTAAACATTTAGATGAACGTTTAACCGATAAAGAAGTTAATAACACTATTAAAAAAGCTTTAGGCAATGCTAACTTTCATATCACAGTAAAAAATGGTGATAATGTTGTTAAGCATAGTAAAAAGGGTAACGCTATGGTAGTCGGTATATCAGATTGGCATGTAGGTTCACGTTTCAAAGGTGTAGATTACTCTTTTAATTACAAAATTCTTGAAAAATGTGTTAATGAATATTTAGATGATATTAAACACTCTATAGACTTACGTAAACCAGATAAAATCTATATTGTTTCTTTAGGTGACTTAATCGAAAACCTTTACATGAGAAAACAAGATCAGGCATTTGAGTCTGAATTTGACCTATCTACTCAGGAAACTAAAATTATAGAATTATTATCTAAATTTATAACAACAATTTGTAGCTTTACAGACGCTAAGGTTTACTACACTGGAATTGCTGGTAACCATGATAGAAGTAACGGTAACTATCGTAACAACATATATGGTGACAGCTTTAATAACGTGCTTGGTGCAGTTATTAAATTATTAAGTAAATCACTTGATAATCTGACGTATATAAAACCTGATGATACTTACAGAACACACTTGACAATTAATGGAGTTAACATTAAGATAATACATGGTGATATTGATAATATTCACGATCCTAGTATTATTGCGAAATTAAGTCAAAAAGATAATCGTATTTATCAAGTTTTGCTTCTAGGACATGAACATCATTATGAGGTCAAAGAGCAGAATGGTTTATTTTTCATGATAGGTTCATTAAAAGGTGCGGATAGTTATAGCGATAAGTTAGGACTACGTTCTGGACGTTCACAAGGGTTCCTATGGATTGATAAAGACGGTTCAGTAGTACCAGAGGTTGTTCCGCTCTTTACAAAATAGGAGTATAAAAGATGGAAACACAAAATACAGCTAGTAAAACNGAAGAATTTATAAATGGTGTATATAGTTCAGCAACTATTGAAGAGATGGACAAAGCCGCTGTTAAAACAACAGGGGATCCAAACTTTATGGATAAATTCGCTGATTTTGTGAGTGAAAATCGTGGGGAAAATGATTATGTAACTAAAGCTGTTAGAAACTATCTAGCCCACAAACATGCTATTAATGGGAATACTATCCAGTAGTTGACAGACAGCGCTTAATGTGTTACATTGAATATGTCACCAGAAAAGTCAATAAGAAGATGACATAGACAAAAAAGAACGTGATTGATTACCACGTTCTTTTTTTGTTACCTAAAAATATTGTTTTTAATATTATCAGGTAGTTCATTATTAAATGTATTCATTTCAGGAGCTTCTGTATTAAATTCTTTTTGAATATCTGTTTGTTCTACGCTTAAATCTGGCATATCAGGAGTAAGCATGTTAAATGATAATGGTGTTCCTGTTTCAAAGTCACGTTTTCTGATTAAATCGGCACCTTGTAAGCAGTAAACCATGGCACTTGCCGAGTGGTCAGGTCTACCATTTAACTTTTCAATAACTTGTCTAGTATCACCGTTAGCTTGTTCTTCATTACGTATGGAAACNTTTTTCCAGTGCGAACAGAACATTAACCATTCTTTATCACGTTCAGCCCAGATATTAACTTTATGTTCTTTAATTAGTCCAATAGCTCGTTTGTGTTGTGTTAGCTTATCTACAGTAACGGTATTAGAAGCCATATTCCAAACAGGGTCTATTTGTCCTGTAGCGCTAAATAATCCACTAGTTGGATTACTTGTGTATTTACACCCAAAGACTCTATTTTTGTCATAAATATCCATCAAGTTATGGATTTTATTGCCTGCGTCACCAATATCTGCAACAATTACATCTGGGTTATAAGGCAATAACTTTTCTCTAAGGCGTTTAATATCAGCACCTGCGCTACCTGTTGTTGCGTTGTCACCCTCGATTTGAAAGGCATTGATAATATCCATGTGTAGGTCAGAGTTTAGTCCTGCAACTACAACGGTGTGCTTTACACCCCAGTCTATACCAACTACTATATAGCTGTAATCGCCACGATCTTCAACTCTGTGGGGTATTCTAGGTGTACTAATATCAGCAATATCAGAGTCTACAATACCTAAGTTGCTATCCGTATAAGGCATACCTAAATCATAGTTATAAAACTGTTGCTTAGATTTAGCGTTTAATTCAGACAATTTCAAAGCTGTTGCACTAATCCACACAGCGTCCATTTGACTAATACGGTAACCTCTACGACCACCAGTAGTTCTAGTTACTTCGGGGTATTTAGGTACCCAACGTCCACTATACCATCTATCCAATGGACGCCCACATTTTTGACAAACATAGGCATAGGTATCGGGTTCGATTGTTCGTTTAGTTATGTCAATGCCATCTGGGTTAACTAGTTGAATGTTACCACTTTTATATAAGTTATCTGGATTGTAATCATCATAACTCATAACATTATCATAGTTACAGTGTGTGCACTTAATCACCCACTGCATTTGGTCTGAGTGGCTGTATAAATCTTCAACCCCTCTTCCTTTTACAGTAGGAGTTGACCATCTACGCTGTAATTTAAACGGACTAGACGATAGGGACTTTTCAGCTGACTGTTCAGCCGCGGCTAAAACGTGGTCATACTCGTCTAGTAAAATCATATCTGCGTTAACACCCTCGAGTGAACTGGGAGATGATGATGTACGGAACGTTAAGTATGCGTCACGTATTTGTTTAACTTGAACAGAGTTTACATCAGCAATTAAGCTTGAGTAGTATGGAACAGTTTCCAATACTGAGTTTAAACGCATTTGAACAAAGTCTTGCATTTGTTTTATGGTTGGAAACGCGTATAAGGCATTAACACCACGTGATGAATGTACGTCTAACCACCATAAGGTAAACGCAACCATAGACTCACTAAGTCCTAGCTGACGAGCCTTAATAATACAAAGGTCAGGGTAAATATCATTTACTATCTGTCTTTGCCATGTAGTAATAGAGGGTACTAGTCTTAGTGAA